AACTATGATATCATCGCCGTATACGAAGACAGATCGATGGGCCTTCGCCCACAGACTGCCATCCTTGGAAGGATTATACGCGTTGCGAGATTTCTCTCGCTCAACGTAGGTCGTATACAGCACCGCGACAGCTAGTGCAAAGAAGCAAAGAGCTTCAATGGGAAAGCATACTGCACTTCCCATCGGAGCAAACTTACTTAATTCCACTACTCTTCCATCAGGTAACCGCGTACATGAACTCCGCGATGCTACAAGAGCATCGTAGAGTGAAGTCCCCGAAAATAGTCTTTCAACTAGCTTTAGGGACACGCGATCACTTGCATCCTTCATATCGAGCGTAACGTACTTCCGAGTACGAGATGCCTCCAAGGCGAGCGACCGGTTAATCGACTGATCCGTGAAATTCACGTGACCAGCTGTTAACGGGTGACTCTCAATCCAGGGGTATAAAGCCCCTTGGATGCCTTGTTGCAGCCACTGCAGTTCGAGTGGCTCGCAGGATATGAGACGAGGGCCTCGAGAATCCTTAGGTACGAGAACAACTTTCGCTGTTCCGTAATCCAGGACTTCGAGGCTTTGTATCCAGTCCAGTTGATCGACGACTTGGTTTAACCCAAGTACGAAGTATTCCGAAAACGGAAAAACTTTTTCGGCGTGGGAGTAGAGACGGGAGAAGTTTGACTTCTCTCCGGCTTTTTCTCCGGTCGAAACCGATCCAGGTCCATGCCGAGGAATAATATCCCGAGCATCAAACCCATAAAAAAGACGGCTGATAAACAGCCGAGCTCTTTGAAGGACAAGTTGCGCCGACTCAGGAAACTCGATTGCTCGAATTTCTGACTCGGTGTGGATGAATGACTCAATGACTCGTTGTTCGGTGTCATAAGTATATGGTAGACTTAACTTGTACGAAAAGTACAAGAACTGTCGTAAGTGTTTCAGTGCGGTAATGTCAGGATCACTCCTGACATACCCAGAAGGCATGAAGACACGCTCTATCAACCACCCTAGAAATAGGGGAATTGATGTTCCCGGTTTCAACTTGAAACCGCGAATTAGAAGAGATGTCTCACTATGTAAAGCCAAATCAATGGCCTTACCTAGCGAGGGGCAAGTTTTCGTAAGAAAACTTATTCCCTCATCCGCGACGCGACTACGCAACTTTGCGAGGTCGCGCCGAGACTCATGAACTTCAGGGTAACACTGAGCTATGTCATGATATAGCTGCACAGTCAGAGAGACGTACGTCTCTAGGCTATTCTGGGTCACCATAAGGCGATCCTCCTAGCCCCCGGCCATGCAGCCTTACCACAACATCATTGAAGGTAGAGAGCGATTAACTCTCTC